CCGCTTCAGGGCCGGTTTTAGTCGATGAAACGACGCAGATACAACTCAGCGATTTGCTCTCTCGTATGATCAGGAAATTCATCGAGGAGTTCACGATACTGACTATCCAACATAGTCATCGTGAATCCTCCTTGATTTCCTCGGATTACGGACAGCATTCGCTCATAAGTATCTCTGGGTGTTAATTCGACTAACCGCTCCTGGGGAGGGTTAATAATATCTTGATTTTGTTCTGTCAGATCTTTTACTGACTCAGTATTAACAACTTTCGGTGAACTAACGACGTTAGGATTAGAAGTATCTCTAACCGACTTTTGTCCACTCACTTTTTGTTTAATATCTGAAGTTACTAGAATCTTCTCACTAGGTCTAGATCTCGATTCTCTTTCTTCTTTCATTTGGTTGATTAGGAATTCGATTTCCTCATCCTCATAGTCATACCAGTTTACTTTTGGGGACTCAATTTTAATAATTGGTTTCTCCATCGTAGACCTTACTGTCTCTCCATGCAGAGCTTGATTGGGTGTAAACGTCACCTTCTCAGGTACCCTGCGTTCAGTAAGTATATTGGTATCTGTCTTCATTAAATCTGTATCCGTGTCCTTATTGATTATTATATGACTCCTTGGAAGGGAGTAATCATATCTTATCACCGGGTTCAGAATTTTCTGAAGACTGACATTAGTTTGTTTATCATTCTTAGTACTTTGAGATTTATTAGTGTAGTCAAATAGTATATATTTAGTCTTGTGCCTTTTCTTCGTTCTATCAATTACTTTGTACTTTCTGTTTTGTTGGTTCATCTCCTCGATCCATTTCGCATTATCTTCTATACGAAGTGTCGGGTCTCCGATAACAGGAAAGTCCTTAGTGTTTATTAGATCGTCGTCAAAGCCAACCAGTTCAAATGATTCGGACCTTTGTGATGTAACATCGGTTCTTGGTGATTTAGAAGTATCAAGGGTTGTACGGATAGCCCTTTCTTCTCTTTCCTTTTTCCAAGTAGCGATCTTATCTAGATAAGCTTTAATTGCACTCATTCGCCTTCGTCGATTATCGACTTGGTTACTGAATGAATTAAAGTATTTCAAGACAAGATTGTTCTGAATCTTATTATTCTGGTCGTCACTAAATAGTAGTGTTAGTAATTCGTGTAATCCCTTTGTTTCCATTTCTTTGAAGGCTAAGGATTGCATCAAAGGGATATACAGTTCAATTTCCGATGGCAGGTTGTAGCGATGGTGATCAATACATACCTGTTCATTTAATTCTGAACCTCTTACATAGGCCTGTTGATTAGATATTGGTTTCCGTTGCCAGTCGCCCTGGACTTCGGATTCCGATACTATTCTACCGGCTGTTGTTAGAGCCTTACTTACAATTTTATCGAATCTGTACTTCTCTGTAACTAGCTTAGAGCAGTTTGTGTTAAGACTATAGGTCAAATCAGACAACATCTTTGATCTAATAGGCTCGACTATTTCTGAAAGTGTCGGTCGCTCATTTCGGTCACGGTATTTACGGTCACCGTTTATTACGGTAAGATCTAATCGATGATCGTCATACGTAACCGTTAAAGTTTCCGGCTTTTCATACTTCTCCTCTTTTGCTATTTCCAGTAGTTTTCTCTCTAGCGTTCCTGTCATATATCTAACGGTCTCAGATTGGGAACCAGTAGCCCAGCATGATAACATGCGTCTGCTGATTTCGTATTTCTTAAGGTTGTCAGATGTTCTGTATATGGACCTTAATCGTCGTGTGAGTAATGAACCACTTCGATTGTAAGGTAGCATACCAAAACCTCCGAATATTTCAGGTACGTGTAAAGGAATTCTGTTACGGATTTTGTTAATTAGTTCACGATAATGGTCATTCGGGATTTTGATAATATTGTCTCTAACTTGTTTATATGAATTTTTATAAAGATCATTATAAATTTCCTTAAAAACAATAGGGGGATCAATGTCTCTGGAGTCTTTCTCTATTTTTGGGGACAAGATGGTTTTAAGATCGGGGAATCTTAACCATTTATTGTTCCTAAAGTCTAGATAATTTCCACAGAAACATCCAACTCTGTTAGATCTAAATGTTTTGGATTCATTCATTTTGAATCCTAACATTTTCATACGTCCTAGGTAGTCAGACATGCGGGACTCGCTGAATAGACCTAATAAGTCATCACCGAAAATTACAGCGTCGTTCCCTCCTCTGACCGCAAAATGGTGTAAAAGACATAGTATTGGAAAACTAAGTCTTAACCCCATTTGCGTTCCTCTGCATATAACAATTTTAATCTTAATCCACTTCTTTCCATTTTTCGTATATTCTTCACTTATATCATACGCTATTCCTCGTTTCTCTAGCTCACGGATCTTCTCTGAAGTCCTGATCTCTTCTATAAACTCCTTGGTTGTCGGCTCGAAATAGACCGTGGGTTCTATTCCGTGTTCTTCAACTTCGTTGTACAGACTATCTTCCCGAGGGTTAAGTAGTCGCTTTGGAGTTGTGATTAACTTCAACGGTTGTGTTGTCGTTTTTCGCCATTCCAAACTATAGTAGGGATCAGCAATTGCAAATAGAGGGAATATGGGTTCGCCGGGTAAAGTAGGGTAGACTTCTTTACCGGTATAACTTTCATACGCGTGTGATTCAAAACCTGGTACGAATTGATTACCTGGTTTCTGTGTACCTTCAAGACCTGGATCATGATCCGGGTTCATTTTGTCCACAGCACCAAAGTAAGCTTTAAGGGCCTGACCTCCATCGACCTGGACTAGTCCAGGCGGGCCCTTAAATCGTTTATAGGTATATTCGAGTTCATCTTCTAACTCTATATATCTACGTCCAGTTGGATCAACTGTTAAAAGTGCAAATTCTCTTTCTATTCCGTTAATATTGAAAGCGTCACATAGTTCCTCCAAAACAATCCTAGCGTATCTAGGATCGATGTAATCCGTAGAATCAGTACAATCGGACTCATAATAATTTAGGTTAGGGTCTCTGTTGTGCCCCAGTTTATCAATAATCATTTGAATTCCAATAAAATTGGATTCTTCTGACTTTGATCTAAGGTAAAATCCTTCTCTTATACCAGGTATTAATTTCAAGAAGGTATTCATCTTAGTATGGGCTACAGATAACACAGAAGTAACAACGGCATTAGATTTCGTTACTATCCTGTACTTACCCCCTCGTTCAGGGATAACTTCAGGTATTAACTTAATCTCAGAATTGTGGTTCCAAGCAAGTTGAACAACTTTTCGCCACCAATCTTCCACTGATACACCGTCGATAATATTACTTTCGATTGATTTACCTATCAAAATTCCGGGGTCACGGACCTGGTATTTTGTTGTAAGATCAATCTTGGTATTATTCCGTAATTCGTTATAAGTATAACATGATAATGTTATTTCGGCTAATCTATCTACTTTTCTTATCTCTTCGGAACTAAGTTCGTCCTCGAACTGGCTTAGTAACCTAGCGTTTAACTCTTCAATCTCGAATTGATTCCAATCGATTTTGCAGTTGTTAGAGTTAAATGCCGTCAAAGAATTAGGAAATAGAATATTTGCTTCAATACGCTTTAAATCATACTCGGTAAGGGCTTGTAACTCGTTTGAATTGTGTTCAAGTCCGTATGGTTTAATATCATTATTAATTATAGAATTACGTTCTTCTTCTAAAATATTTCTTATGAATCCGTATGCTCCTCCTTTAGATCTAGGATTTTCTATGCAGCCATTTATATTAAATGACGGCTTAGTTGTCTTTCGAATCTGCAGGAGTGATTCATGCGGGATACTTTTTACTAAATCTTTCAGGTATTTCCTTAGTTCGTCTTCCAGAACTCCAGGTACACCTCCAAAGGTTATTACGTCTTCTGGTCGCCATACATTGTATGTAATAGTTTCATTCTTTGGGTTAGGGGTTACCAATTTGGTAACATCATCCTCATCCTCAGGATTAACTATCCATTCTACTGTCTCGTCTCCTAACAAATCTTTTTTGATTGTTGTGGTTTGTCGAACAAAACCCACTCTTTCAAGTAGTTTGAAGATTTGAATCGGATCAGATTGTAGAATCGGCCATGCACGATTAATACTAGTAAAAAGTAATCTTTCACGGAATTTGGGTAACCATTTTCTAAACGAGGTGTTCGCGTCCATTTGATGGACTAACCTTGTGAAAGATACACCGATGACTTTAAGTCCTGAAATTAGCTTTTCCATATCTAGATTGTAATAACAACCCTTCTTACCGGTTGCTGACAAACTACTGTCAATTGCTTTCCAGACATGGTAAATAGCTCTGAATGTGGACTTATAATCATCACGTCCAGCCATCTTATTATAAAATAATACAATACTTAGTACATTCGCTAAGTAGGTCATGGCTTGAACGTTTAAGAGTCGATTAAGTATACTAGGATCCGTCTCGCTACGGATCTTCTGTATCTCATCGGGAGTCATTTTTTGTCTTGGATGACGAAAAAAATGCCCGACACCAGTCTGCATAAAGGATAGGACCTTCCCGATAAGGGCAGGTTCGATTCCAGACTGTGATCGATTAAAATATTTCTGGCGTAAATTCCAATGATCGAAAAATTGAAATTTCGCCGTGTAGATATCACGATTTTGTATCAGTAATAGCAGGTCAATTAAAATTAAAACCTTTAATACAGAACCGGGGGTATTGCCAATGAATAGATTTGAATGAATCAATTCTAGCAGTATGTCCTTAAATAGGGGTGCTAGTTTCGACCAGTCGAAACTCATATGTTGCGTCATACGATGCTTCCTATCAACCGCAAAGTGATAGGAAACATGGCCATCGTTCTTAAATGAACGAAGGTCAGAATGTCTCTTGTTTCG